TTGTAAAAATAGCACCAAGACCGCCTAATACTTTACCAACAAGAGTAAATGCAGCCAATGTGCCAATAATTTGTAAGAATAATTTTAATGGCCCAATAATTTTATCAACTGCATTTGATAATTTAAAGATTTGAAAACCAATGTATTCAATAGCAAGTGCAAGATTTTGTCCAGCTTGTGTTTGTGTTTCAAAATTACTAAATGCTAAACTAATTTGATTTTTAAGTCCAGTAAACGCTTGACCAATAGTTGGAATTGTTTTTGCAAAGTCTTGTTCAATTGCATCACGGGCCTTACGCATGGCCAAAATAAATTGCTGTGATGTAATCTCACCTTCGCTACCCATCTTACGTAGAGCACCAATTGGCACACCTAACTGCTCAGCTAATGCTCTAGCAACTGGTGGCAAGCCTTCTAAAATACTGCGTAATTCATCACCTTGGAATACGCCACTTTGTAATGCTTGTCCTAACTGTAGCAATGGTCCAGAACTTTCTGCGGCACTAAGACCACTACTAGTCATTGCCTTAGCAAGACTTTCTGTAATTTGTGCTGCCTCTGCTTGACTAATACCTAATTCTTTTGTGGCACGTGCAATTCTAAAATATAAATCACCTGTAGCACTTAGGTCAGTTCTTGCTTCAGTTGCAATAGCTACTAGTGCGTTAAATTGTGCATTAGCCTGTGCTTGTGAATCACTAAGCAAAAGCAATCTATTTTTTAAATTTGTTACACTGTCAGCAAAATTAACAATAGCTCCAGCAGTAACAATACCTGCTAATGCTCTAAATGCATTGGTAACACCAGCAAGACTAGTTTCTAAATTTCTTAAATTTGCTTGTGCCCTACTGGTATCAGCATTAACTCTAAAATCTAAATCGGCCATATTACTTGTTCCTTAATATTTGACGGAAACGTCTATTTGCCCACTCTCTTACCGGTCTGCTCATACCTCTTGGTGCTTGTTTACTGCCTCTTACACCTCGATTAGTTGTATGTCTACCTTTATCTAAAACTTGTGCATAAGGATAGGCTGCGTGAATGATATTACCACGCAATCTTGTTCGGCGACGTGCATTGCCTGTGTCAATTGGCGTGGTATTAACAAATTGTTGATGAACTTCAGCAGGAAAGCGATTAAGTGCTCTACTAATTTTTCTAGTAATATTTGGTATAAGATTTTTTCTTATTTCTATTGATATACTAAGCATTTTTCTGTCGCTCCCTTGCTCTTTTAATCATATCCATCATCTGTTGCTGTGATAAGTTCTTTGCGGGTGGTGGCGCAACACCTTTTTGTTTGCTGTCGGCCATATCCTGTTGATATTTAACCCACCTAGAACTTACATCTAATACGTAGAGATCAAATGTTGAGGCACGTTCAAGTGCTTCGCTCGGCAACAAGTGATATCTATGGGCGAGGTTATCTAGACTTATAATTAACAGCGTTTCGCCATCGTTAAAGTCTGGATCCTCGCCTACTATTTTCCCAACTTTTCTACAATCTTACCGATTGCCTTGATGAGTAGTCCACTGGGTAACATATTCTCACCATCAATAATCTGTTTGCCATTTTCATCAAGGATAAGTGTTCGCACAATTTCAATCATTTGACTTTGGTCTTGTTGATTAGCATTGGCTAACTTCATAAAAACTTCAAGTGGCTGGCGGTCCCAAGTGTGGAACTCAACAGCTTCTCCAAATTCTTCAACAACATCTTTGTCATCAAGAACGATTGGAATTAGTTTTGGTTTTGCGGCAATTTGGTTTAGTTTCATCTTTTAATCTCCTTGTCTATCAATCAGCGTGTTTGCTAACACGATTAAGAACTTTAAGCGACTGGTCGCTTTATCAATGTCTGCTCTAGCACATTTAATTTCATTCTGTGCTTTTGCTACTTCTGCAAGTAAACTGGCTAACAGTTCCTTGTTTGTTTTACTATCTAGTATATCCATCGATCTACAAATATTTATAGGTTAATAAAAAATAAGGGGCGAAAAGCCCCTTATTAGTCGCTCAACAATTAAGCTACGGTATATTCACCAGTAACAGTGATTGTGATTGGGCTCACCCATACAGGTGCATCTGCACTAACTGTTGGAGCAAGGCCAGTAACATAGCCACTGCCGCTGATTGTTTTACCTGAACCACCACTGTCAGTATCACCAAGATAAAGACTAAAATTAATCTTTACTTTGTTTGAACTTAGGCCAAACAATCCATGCTCTGCCGCTGTGTTAACGTCAGAACCTGCATCAGCACCGTCTCCAGTGCCAAAGAAAGTTGATTGGTCAAGCACAATGTTCATTGAAATACTGTTTGTGCTAGTTGTTGCAATCTGTAACTTAGCTGTTTCATCTAACTGTGTCCATGTGAACACGTCATTGGCAGCGTTTACAGTAATGTCTTGCAATGCTGGAACAACCATACCAGTGTCGCTGCCATTGCTGGCTTGACTTATAGTAAGAATTGTTTCTGCACTAGCAACACCTGGGGCTGGATAAATGTATGCCATCATCTGCTCCTTATGTTGCGGTTGTTACTGTGTATTCACCAGTAACAGTGATTGTGATTGGGCTCACCCATACAGGTGCATCTGCTGATACAGTTGGTGCTAGACCAGTAATGTATCCGCTACCTGAAATAATTTTGCCAAGCCCGCCACTGTCTGTGTCACCAAGGTATAGGTCAAACACAATTTTTGCTTTGTCAACACTTAGGCCAAAAATGCCTGCGGCAGCAGCGGTTGAACCACCACTACCAGTTGTTCCAAAGAAACTAGTTTGATCTAACACAATGTTCATACTAACACTGTTAGTTGAAGTTGTTGCAATTTGTAGTTTTGCAGTTTCATCTAATTGTGTCCATGTAAAAACATCATTGGCAGCATTGACAGTAACATCTTGCAGGGCAGGGATTGATAAACCAGTAGCATCAGCAGCCTTTGAAGTCTTGTGGATCTTCAAAGTTGATTCTACGTTGGTTACCCCTGGCGCTGGATAAATGTATGCCATCTTTTCTATTCCTTATGTTAGTTTGGTAAATCTATATTCTACTGTAGTAACAAGTTGATCTTCAATAAATTCAGTGCTAATTAAACATTCACGGCGTAGGGCGCCAGTGATAAGGTCTGTATCTTTAGCAGCCTTCAATATTGTAACAGCATCTTGATAACCAGCAGGTAATATCTTTGCATCGTTGCTGAAGTATAATCTAACGATTGAAACTGTGTTAGTAAATGTAAGTCCATCTAATGTTGCAAACAAAGGGTCATTTGAAGTTTCCTCCAAATCCACATAAATCTTTTTTGCATTTTTAACATACAATGGCGTTCCAGAACTAGACCATGGTAGTTCTCGACTTAGAATGAATTCACCTAAGTTTTGGTCATTGAGATGTTCTATTATTTGGTCTCTCATCTTACTCTCTTCAAGTTAACGTATCCTGGTTCTTTTTCATTACTTGAAATAGTGCCGCTGTTGCTAAAATCATACCAATCACCGGCTGCAACTAGTTCATTGAACAATGCATCGGCTTTGTTTTGATAATAACCCATCTTTTTAATTTCACTGCTGTCTTGATTACCAAAGTCAGCAATAAGTGGCATAACAAATTCAGCAAACGCTGTGTAAACACACAAGTCTGTAAAATCATTTTGCCTTGCCTCAATGCGATTTGCATCAAGAGCTGGGATGTCAGCACTGGTGTTAATAACAGTGCCTGCGGGCATTCTACGCAAATAATAACTGCTCCACCAAGGAGTAGAACGCAACTTTGTTAAGATGCGTTCTGTTGATCTAACCAGTAGAGGTTCAATTACATCATCAGTTAGACCTTCATTACTTTCAACAAGACGCTGATCTCTTGCTAATACATCACTGTATTCTGCAAAACTCACTACATTGCTTGATTCTATAACAAAGGCCATGATCTATACCTCAAATTAAGCTGGGTCTACTAATGAACTGTCAGCAGTGATTTTAACACCGTAATTGTCATATAGTTCGCCAACTGCGTAGTGTGCAGATGCAACAATGTCGTCACCAACATAAGAAGCACGACGCTGAGTTTCAATGTTAATGTCACCGATCATTGCTAGACCAAGTGCATCACGATGGAACACAGCACCAACGTAGTCACCAGCAGTGCCAGTGTCAGCGATGTTGCTAGATTCAAATACTGGAACACCAAATAGTGTGCCAACATAACCTGCTGCCATTGCTTCGTTTTGGATGATACCAGCATTTGGGTTAGCAAATGTATTGGTTAAGTTTGCCTTTAGGTCATAAGCAACATATGGGTGAACCACACATGCCAATGCGTCTGAAGGAACTGCGTTTGCACGTAGACGTGCAACTGCGTTTGCCACTAAGGCTGCGCTCATTGCTGTAGAAGCACCACCAACACCTGTTGAGAAGCCACTGAATAGGGCTAACAAGTCTTGGTCCATTTTCTTAGCAATGGCTTCACCAAATAATCTACCCATGTCAGCAACAACGTTAGAAGCGGCTGAAGCACGGATTAAATCAGTGATGATTGTGCGAATAGCAACTGTGCTAACAGTCAATGTAACACCGTCGGTGCTGACTGCTGTGTTGCTTACCTCGTCACCTTCTGTTAGTGCGGCTGCACTTTGAACTGGGTAACGTGGAACTGTGATTGTCTTACCAGAACCAGCAGGAATGCTGTAGTTCTTAACAAGACCGCGCATGATACTGCGCTCTGATGCAACGAACATTGCTTCAGCGGTAATCGCTGGTAGCAGGTCGTTTAAAGTTGTGGTTGTTGAACCGGCCATTTTAAAGTCTCCTTAATGTTTTAGGCTAATCCCGCAGTTTTACGATATTCTGCGTATAACTTGCGGTGTTCTTTATTATTCATATCCAACTTGGATATGTCTACTTTGCTATTTGGTCCACTTGAAATATTGCTTTTAGTGTTAGTAGTAGCAGGCGCCGCAGATTTAAAATGCGGATTCGAATCTAGAAATTCTCGCACTAAGTCATCTACACTTAGTGGTGTGCCTTTATCTGTGTAACGCACACTACCTTTGCTGTCTACTACTTCAACATCGCCATCATCATTAAGTCTTACGTTTGAAACTAATAAACTTTTTACTTGTTCTGGTGCAACTGCTTTATAATTTGCGGCGGCACTTAACAAGGGAGTATTAACTTTGTATTCCCTAATGATGCTATCTCTTTTATGGATTTCAGCATCTTTTTTAGCAGCCAATTCTTGCATAGTTTTTTCAAACTCACCACGTTTGATCTGTTGTTCCTGTTGACGTTTAGCGGCTTCTTCACGAAGTGCTCTAAGTTCATTAGGATCGCCTAAATCTTCATATGGCTTAAGAAGTTTCTTTTCAAGACTGCCACGCATACGGGCCATCATGTCATCTACTTCTTTTTGACTATAAGTTTTGGTTGCTTGTGCCTGATTTTCATCTTGTGTGATTGTCGCATCAGTTGCGTTATTTTCCAATGTATTTTCTGACATTGTGACATCGCCTCCTATTGAGTTGTAATAGTGTATTTACATTAAATGCAAAATAACACTATAAAATAGGAGTTATTCTATGTTGATTTGCTCCCAGGACCTTGTGCTTTATTACTTCTTTTTTGCTTTCGCTGTTTTAGCTTGGCTTGCTTTAATTGCCTGTGCTTGTCTAACTG